TGTCACCCTCGCGGTACAGCCGACAAATATTTTATGCCCTGCGGCAATCGCCGCGCTTGTGTCGTGTGCTGTGTAGCCATAGACATAAGTCGCACCTGTCAGCGTCAGGGAATAAACATTACTCGCTACCGCGCCGCTTCCCGCAAAAGCAGTCCAACCCGTCGTGTTTACAAAGTTTCCGTTGGTGATGATGTTTGTCATTGGCTGTTTTGTCGTTGCACCAACTTCTTGCAAGGCGGTTTCTACTTCCGTGCCTGTAAAGTATCCACCTGCGTCGGTAAGATTTATGCCCGTTCCTGCGTGTTCGTGCAAGGTCGTTTCGCCGCCGTCTGTAAGGTCGGTAGCGTTTGCATCGGATATGTTGTTTGCCTCTGCACCGTCCTCGACATTGAGAAGCGTTCTAACATCAGCCGCAGTAAGACTTTCCATTGCACCCGTTCCCGCTGTCTTTCTGCCTTTGATGTTGGCTGTCGGTGTCGTCAATGCAGTTTCGAGTGTATCCATATTTGACGAGTGCAAGGGAATTGTCGCCGCTACTGTATCCGTCATTTCCGGTTTTGCAAGATTGTAATTTGTGGTATATTCCATTACAGTTCACTCCATTCTTTTGTTGTGTAATTCGCCCATATCGCGCCTGTCAAGGCGGATTCGATTGTCAATGCCTTGCTATACTTTCCTGTTTCATATCGCGGCGCGTCTATCGCTACTTCTGTTCCGTCAATTAAATATGCAACCGAATTTCTCGCAAAAGTCGGCTGTGCAGGATTGCCTATAACTCCTTCCGCCGCGAGCTTGTCTGTGATGATTTGTGTGACGATTGTCCCTGCGGCTGTGCTTTCAAATGCCTGTGCATATATCCTTTTGTCGGATAAGTAATGATTGTCTTTGCAGGTAATTTGATGGATTATCGTGTTTCCGGACTTCATTTCTTCAATCGAATCAATGAATCCCGCATATATCAGTTCGTCGTCATCAAACACTTGCACCTTTTGCCCCTCTAAATAATGCGAAGTGGTAATTACGGCAAAATTACAGATTGACCGTTCTTCGATTGCATCGTCAATCAACAACGAATCAATCACTAAATTGACCAACACATCATTTATGTAAACTGTCATATTCCACCCCTTACCTTATGCCTGTTTTAACTCTTATCGTATCGGTGAGCGGCTGTCCTATCGCTCTCGCCAATACCTTGCTGTCAAGATTTACAACGATATTCGCTGTGCTGTATCCTGTTTGTAAATATTGCGGTGTTGTTACCGGTGATGCCATTTGCACCATTCCTTGTGTCCCGTCCATAAGATCGTCAATGCCAAGCGCAAATCCTTTTGTCGCCATTTCGCCAAGTCGCTCAAAAACCTTTGACGGCGACTTGATTTCAAGTGATTGTTTGACCTTTACAACCGCCGCATCTGCAAGTGCCTGTGCCGCTGCCCTGACCGCGCCAACCTTCGAAAACATACCTTGCGCAAGTGCTTCACCTGCGTTTGCTCCCGCGCTTCCGAAGTCTTGTAGTGAATTGATTGCTTCCCTGACCGCACGCGTTTCTTCTTGTATTTCGGTTTTTGCGTTGCTGACCGAAACAGACAACTCGTCTTTTGCCTTTTTTAGCGAGGGTAATGTTATTGTTAGATTATTTACTTCTTGCTTTAACTCGTTTAATCTTTCGCGATACTGACTTGATGCCATTGCTTGTCCGCGTGTGTTTGCGTCAAGTTTATTAAATTCGTCATTCGTCAATCCCATTGAAGCGGCAATAAGCGCGTATATGTTGTCTAATTCAATATGCTTTGTTCTTAACGCTTCTTCGGTGTCGGTGACTTTCTTTTCGGCTTTTTCAAGTTCAATTACCGCGTCTGCATATGCAGCAGTCTTTTGCGTCATTCTTTCTTGTATCGCCGCAGTGAGAGCTTTTTGTTGCATCGCTTCAACATTTGCCAGGATCGCATCTGTGCTTAAATTGATTTTGCCTGTTTCTTCCTCTATAAAAGCGTTTAAGTTTGGATATAATTCATTTAATCTTTGAACGATATTTGCATATTCTTCTTTATCGTCCTTTGTCTTTGCAGTTTGGCCGTCGAGTTCTTCAAGTCTTGCAGTAAGAAGTCTTGCTTCTTCGGCGTTTGCATTTATACTGTCTGCTGTTAATTTGAATGTTTCATCGGCTTTTTCAAAAGAACCATTCAAGTTATCATTCGCTTCTTTAACTTTGTTTACTTCTGCGAAAAGTTCATTGTTTCTGTCAATGACACTTTTTATCGCAAGTGCCAATCCCGCAAGAACACCAATCGCTAAAACAACAACTCCGGCAGGGCCTATTAAAGCACCAAGCGCAGCAGTAAAACCACCGCCGCCGGATATGATTTTAATTGCTGATGCAAAGTGACCGACAACTCCACTTAACCCCGTTGTCAGTTTTCCTATAATCACAAGTGCCGGCCCTATTCCTGCCGCTATTCCCGCGATTGTCAGGATTGTTTTCTGTGTTTTTTCATCGGCGTTGGCAAAACCTTCTGCCATTTTAGATATTTGCTCTAACAACGGTTTAACCGCATCAAGCACACCGACAAGTGCCGGAACAAGCGCATTACCCAAAGTAATACCGACATCTGCCGCTTTATTTTTAAGGATTTCTAATTGACTTTGTGTCGTTCCATATCTTTGCTCGGCTTCTTTCGTTAGCGCGGTGTTTTCTTCCCACGCTTCCGATCCAAGCTCCAATGCTCCGGTAAAAATATCACTCGCGCCAGCCGCCCTTAAAAGCGCATCTCGCATTCTGACTTCCGTGATACCCATATCGTCTAAAACTTTGATTGCCGACATTCCTTGTTTTTCTGATTCCGAAAGTCCTTTAATAAATCCTATTAGTGCGCCTGCCGCATCTTCTTGATATGCTTCCTTAAATTCTTCCGCAGACATTCCGGCTACTTTTGCAAATCTCCATAAATCCTCGCTGCCCGTTTCGGCTGCAAGCTGCATCTGCACCATTACTTTGCTGAACGCAGAACCACCCGCTTGTGCCTCGATGCCAACCGACGACAAAGCACCCGCAAATGCCAATATTTGTGCTTCTGAAAGTTTTACCTGCTTACCTGCACCGGCAAGTCTTAATGCCATATCCGCAATGTCGCGCTCGGTTGTCGCCAGGTTATTTCCTAACGCAACCACCGTTGATCCTAATTTGTCAAAATTCTCTTGCGGCATCTGTGTTATGTTGGCAAACTGCGCAAATGTCGACGCGGCTTCTTCTCCTGTTAAGTTTGTCGCAACGCCTAAATCTGCCATCGTCTTTGTAAATGTCAAAATGCTTTCAGTTTTAATTCCGAGCTGTCCTGCGGATTCAGCGATTCTGGCAATGTCTGATGCCGCCATAGGCATCTGCTCCGACATTTCACGTATTCCTTGCTCTAACATTGCAAATTGTTCTTCTGTTGCATTGACAGTTTTTCTTACTCCGGCAAATGCACTTTCAAAATCTATACTCGCTGATAAAGCTCCTGCGCCAACCGCAAGAATCGGAAGCGTTAAACTCTTTGTGAGAGTTTTACCTGTCGCGGTGATTTCTTTTCCCGCTGATTTTAATTCCTTTGCCATTTTTTTTAATGACTTGTCAAAGTCTGTCAGGTCTGCGCCAACCTTGACCATCAAGCTCCGTAAAACATTGCCCATTATTTTAACCCTCCCATTTTGTCGAGAGCTGTGTTTATCGCTTCCGTCATCGCTTCTATGACTTCGCCCCTGCTTTCATCAGCCGCAGGTCTTAAAAAAGGGTGTTCCTTTACCGTGCCGATTGTCTTTCCTTTTCTCACTATCCTGTGACCAAGTTCCAACGGGACACCGTGCGCGCCGCCCTTGTCAAACCAAACCTTTGAATAAACATAATATTTATATTTCCTTTTCCTTGACGGCTTGTTGACCTTTAATGCCTTTAATAAATTGCCCTTGTCAGAATATTTGTTATACTTCGCCACATATGCCTTTGCCCTGTTTTTGATTGTTTCAGCAGGCGGAAGGGATTTTTGCTCGACAAAAACCAAAGCTTCTTCTGGAAGCTCGTTGAATGCTTTTATGAGTTCGTCTAATCCCTTAATTTCGGAAGTGTAAATCAATGTAAAACAACCTCTCCGCCAAATGCGGCATTTAGCATTTTCACTTGTTCAAACATTTCTTGCTCTGTCATTTCCTTTTTCTCAATCCTGTTTAGAAGTGTTGACAATGGCGGGATTTCTTTTTGCCTTGATAAAACCGCAGTATGCCAAGCAACATATATCAGCTCGTCAATTTTTCGCTTCTGTCGTCTTTTATACCCCTCGACCATTTCCCTAAATTCCGCAAGTGTCAATCTCCAAAACTCATTGGGTTTTAATCCAAGCTCGCCGACGGCAAAACTAAACTCCTCATTAAAGTTTAGAAAATCTACTTTGCCCTCGACGTTTTCAAGTTTGGGCTTTTTGATTCTCCGATTGCCGCACTCACCACTTTTGTAACCATTTTCTTTGCTTCTTGAAAATCTGAATAATCATCTATAAGTTTTAATGTATCTTCAAATGTCAAAGTATTATCCTCTTCGTGCATCGCAGAATGAAGTATCCTTGCGAGCGTAATCATATTATCGTCATCGTCAATTTCTTTGATTTTCTTCCCTGTTGTCATTTCATAGAAAACCATTCCCTGCATACCAAGCCTTAACTTTCTCGGTATGTCTAATTCCCAAACTACAAAAGGTATCGCCATTTTTTTACCCCCAAATTATTGGGGAGGGTTTCCCCTCCCCTTGTTTTTAAGCTGCCAATACTGCGCAATGGAATGTGTATGTTTTCGGCGCGCAAGCCGTTTTCGAAATTACAACCACGATGTCGGTTATCGCTGTTGCTGAAAGCGTGATTGCTGTTGACGCTTCGCCTGTTGTTACAACCTGACTTGCACCGTTGGCTGTTATGGTGATGACTTCTCCATCTGTCGCATCTACCGGAGTTACGATTGTCGAAGATTCTCCATTTGTATGTGTTATGACATATTCGTAAGTTCCTATTGCAAACGTCGGCATAAATGTTACGTCATTATCAAAGCCAATCGCTGACATACCAACAACTGATGTAACTGCAAGTGTCGGTTTTCCTGTCGGTTTCATTGTTGCGCTAAAAGCAATGAGCCCCTCTGTTGGCGCATCACCGATTTTAATTCTTGTGATGTATCCTGAAAATGTCCAAGTCGTGCCTGTCGCTGACGGGAATGTGATTATCCCCGTTTTTAGACTCCTTGCGTTGAAGTCTGTTATCATCGCCTGTTGTCCCGCCGTGTCGGTGTAGTCAAAATAACCCTCTACCGATACCTCGCCAGGATCAATTAAACCAGGCAACACTTCTTTGTAACTGTCGGCACTTTGATGTGTGGTCGCGTCAACTGTTCCCATCGATAATTCAATTCCGTTTATCGCTGTCAGTTTGGCAACAACTTCGCCGTCCCAAGTTAATGTAGTTCCAAATCCCAAATTAGGCATATTTCCAACTCCTTCTCGTTAAAATTCAATCCATTTCCTTGCTCCAAAGCTCTCCTATACCGTTGGCGGTATTGTTAATTTGTTTATGTAATTGATTTCAAACTCCAAATCTTCCGTGTAAACCCTTACTGTTCCGTCAGATGTTGTGTCAAGATTTGACAGTTCGTTTTGAAGCTCGATTTTCTGTATTTCAATTCCTGACAATGTTCCGCTATAATCCTGCAAGGCAAGTTTTAACTGATTTGCAACCAACCTTGAAGATGCTTTCGTTAAAGCAAAACAAGTGAATTGAAATATCGGCCTTTCGTTTTCTAACTGACTTGTTAAAGTGTGATCCTTGACATCGGATATTTTGATTATTGACACCGCTGGAAGCACCGTCCCTTGCGGTAATTCTTCATAAAATATCTTTCTGCCGACAAGCGCGGTCAGTCCGGAATAAGCCAATAAATAAGTCATTATCGCTTCTTCGATTGTCATTAGATCACCTCTTTGCCAAGTAGCAGAATTTCTTTGTTTAAGCCGTCAACATTATTTATCGGCGGCAAGATTTCAAAATACCGCGCACCGAATTTTATCCTTTGCGTAACAAGGACATTTTTGTAACGGATTTTGAATACTGCCGATGTCGCGGCGTTTAACTTTTGCCCTGCGTAAAACTCGCTTCCGCCGGACGTTATGACTTCTGCCCATACCGTGTCATCGTCAACCCAAACTTCAATCGGCTGATTATACGAATCGTAAGTTATGGTTTTATTCTGAAAAGTTATCCTGTGCCGCAGTTCTCCCGCCCTCATCAAAACCACCTCCTAAAACCAACGAACACGGTATTGCGATAATAATGCCTGTACCGCAAATTCGATTGTCTTTGATACAGTTCCGACAAGCACGGCCTCCCTGTTCTCGTACCAATGCCCGATTAAAAGAAGCATCGCCTGTTTTATCGCTTTGGGAATGAGGTTTGAAGCATAATAACCGCAAACATATTTAACCGTTATCGGATTTACTGTGTAAGCTGTAAACGAGGGCCACGTGACACCATAAGGAAGCACGATCCTGCCAACCGTCCTGTCGCTGTCTACTAAATATTGTGTTGTCAAAGTCATTGTCGTTGAAGCTCCGGCACTGTCTTTGTAAATTATGCTTGTTACACTTTGAAGCGGAGGACGTGGAAGTTCAAAGAAGTCATCGGACGGAAATTTGTCAAGATAATATTCAATCGTCTGTGTTGCTAATGCCCTGCCCGTGACGTTCTCGCAATATTCCCTTGCGGCTGATATGAGCATAGTTAGAAGATTATCCTCTGCACTATCGCCTGTTTTCGCAATCACATCAGCACTAAACTCACAAGCGGCACTCGTCACAACCGCTAACACCCTGACATACCTTTTAACTCCGGTATATTCTTGTTCTTGAACAGCGTTGTCGTTAGCCGTTGTGACTTCGGTAAAAGACACAAAGTCCGACCAATTTGTATTGTCGTCAGATTCCTGTATCTTTGCCGCCACGCTTCCCGTGCAAAGTCCAGCATTGAGATTTACTATCGCCGTCTTGCCAAGTACGTCAATGGCTGTTCCTGTGTGAGTTCCTATCGCGTGACTTCCTGG